ATGAAAACTCTCATAAAGACAAAACCCGAAATCCTTAAATCCATCGAATCCCACCTTGAGCGCACCACTTGGGGACGTGGCATCTACATCCCTGGCATGGTTGTGCCCGCCGCGCGCCCCGCGCAGATCAGAGCTGGTGCCCGAAAGCTCTATGACGTTCTCTCCGCCCAGATGCGCCGCGTGCAGAACCAGGTGGCGCTCTAATGGCCGGCCAAGCGTACATCACAGTCAAGATCGACATCGGCGAAGCCGCCCGGCGGGTCCTGCAAATAGAGATACACAACCGCCGCCAAGAGCTTCAAGCAATCCAATCTGCAGTGAACGATGCGGTCCAATCGCTTGAGCGCTTCGCTTATAGCTGTGGAGTTCTCGGTGAGGTTGAGTTGGTTTCCGGGCCGGAAGAGACGGCGGTGCAAGGATGAGACTTGCACACAGCCGCTCTACCCTTGGCGCGAATCCCCTGCACGGAAACCTGTTCAACCCCAACGAGACGCCGCAACTGTTCTGTGACGCACCGGCACAGGACGGGCAACGCCTCATCTCACAGCAAGCCCAGGTTGAGGCCGTCATGGCCGATGGATTCTGGCGCACCCTTCCCAACATCTGCACCGAACTCCGCCGCCGTCACCCTGGCAGCAAGCACGGGGAGGCGTCTATCAGTGCGCGCTTGCGGGATATGCGCCGGCGCGGATGGACGGTTGAACGCGAACGCACACGCCCAGGCAGTGGCCTCTATCAGTACCGCGCCGTCAAGATCGAGGCGGCCACATGCTAATGGTCTCCGAATCTCCGCGCGTGATCCGCACTCAAGACACATTCATCCGCACTTTCACCGGCAAGAGATTCTGGCCGCTCGATCCGAAGCCGGAAGAGGTGGACATTGAAGACATTGCCCACGCACTCTCTCTTGTCTGCCGGTTCACGGGTCACACTTACTGCTTTTACAGCGTGGCCGATCACAGCTTGCGCGTGAGCAAGCTGGCAGAACAGTTGACGATGGCAGAGCACGGCGCACTTTCACTCCGCGTGAAGGCTGCCCGCGAGATGGCTCTTTGGGGTCTGTTGCACGACGCCTCAGAGGCTTATCTCTGCGATGTGCCCAGCCCGCTCAAACGCGCGCCTGGCCTGGGACAGCTCTACAAGGGCTTTGAACGCAAGCTCATGGAAGTGATTGCGGATCGGTTCAACCTATCACCGCACGAGCCGGCCGTGGTGAAAGATGCGGATCGCATCCTGCTCAAGACGGAGATGCGGGATTTGATGAATGCAACAGAGGGCTTTTCGTTGGATTGGGATTATGCCGGCTATTCCCCTCTGCCTGAAACCATCTTTCCGCTCGACCCGCAACACGCCGAGGTGGAATTCCTGCGCCGCTTCAACGCCCTCAATACGGCGCGCTTGGCGGAGCGCCTCGCTGAAACACCCTCACCCAGAAAGGCCAGCTAACCATGTACCTCCGCGTCGATTTGAAGACTTGCGAGGCTTGCGGCTCATTGTTTTGCCGGCCTGAAACCCAGCAGAACTGCTACTGCGCGCACTGCACTGAGTTGCTGAAAAACTTCCCGACGCCGGAGAGCCGCAAGCGCCGTGGCCGGCCGTCCCACAAAGTCAAAATGACCCGCATGGAGGTTGATGCGTGAAACATAAGAAAGCCAAGCCCGTGGAAGAGCCAAAAGAGATTGAGCTGTACTTCCTCCGCGCCCACACGCACGGCCTGTTACGGCGTTATCTCTACAGCTCATTCCAACCTTGCCGCATCGGCTCCGTGTTGCGTGATCCGGTGGGCCGGGGATGGGTTTCAAGCCGGCCTATCTGCACTTTTGAAGATGCAATGCTCTTTGTGTTTGACATGGAGAAGTGCATCAAGTCCCTGCCCTCGCTGGACAGAGACATCCTCACCCGCACCGTGCTCCAGGAGTACACGCAAGCCGAAGCCGCCGTGTTGCTAGGCATGAGCGCGCGCGCGATGTCTTACAAGTTCGCAGCGGCCATGGACCGCCTCACGCGCAAGCTGATCTAGGCCGAGTTGCTGGTCCTGCCCAGCGCCGCATAACTCAACCCTCTACCAAGAAAGAAGGCGTCATGTCATTCGTACTTCACTGGCCGCAATTGACCTATCTAGCTATCACAGTTGTGGGGCTGAGCATTTACGCCGCGCGCCACGGACAACCGCGCAAAGACAAATACAACGTTGGCACCTCGTTGATTGCGGTGGTAATCGTCTTGACCATCCTGTATTTTGGCGGTTTCTTTCGCCAGTAAATCGCGGTGCTGTACTTCACCCTCAACCCATGAAAGGGAACCATGACAACAGCAGTAAGTACCGAGTTAGCGGCGAAGAAACCGGAAGCACCGGAAGCCGCGCCGATGAAAGCGGCCATCACACTGAGCAATCTGAAACAGGCGCTCAAGATTGTGGGCATGGCCATCGAGCGCACGGCCACCATACCGATTCTGCAATGCGTGCGCATGGAGCAGATACCAGACGGCCTCGCCCTCGAAGCAACAACCCTTGATGTGTATATTCGCGCGGTTGTGAAAGAGTTGGGCGGACCCGAAAAGCCGGTTGTGATTCCGGCGGAGAAGTTCACCGCATGGACCAAGCTCCTGGCCGGTGAGGATGTGAAGATCAGCGCCACGGACCGCCGCGCCACGATGCAATGCGGACGTTCCCGCGCAGTGCTCCCCGTGATGCCGGCGGCAAGCTGGCCCAGCAACGAAGTGTACGGGATGAAGGCCGAGGGTATCACGCTTACCCAGGGTGATTTTGCCCGCGCTCTGCGCTTTGTCATGATCGCTGTGAGCCAGGAGGAATCGCGCTACACGCTCAACGGCGTGCTACTGCAAGGCGACGGTGAGCGGTTGCGCCTTGTGGCCACGGACGGCCACCGCCTGATGGCCTACACGCTGCCATGCACAGAGAAAATCACCCTGCTACTGCCCAGCCGGTTCATCAAGGCCCTGTTGCCGCTGCTCAACGATGAAGACGGCGGCGTCGATCTGTGCTTTAGCGACCGGATGATTCTCTCCAGCATTGACGCGGACATGCGGGTCTATGTGGCCTCAACCAAACTGACCGGACAGTTTCCCAATTGGGAAGCGGTGATGCCCAGCGGCAAGCGCACGGAAATCACCGTCAACGCCAAAGAGATGCTGGCCAGCCTTGAGCGGTGCGGGCTGCTCAGCGATGAACGCTCGGGATGCGTGAGGCTCACGTTTGATGAGCAGATCACGATTGAGGCGTCGAGTTCGCAGAGTGGAGAAGCCACGGAAACGGTGGACTGCAAAGGGCGTCCGAATGAAAAGCTCTACATCGGCGTCAACGGCGCGTATCTGACCGATCTAGTCAAGCGGCTCGACGGCGAAATCACCATCTCTCTCCCGGACACGAATCAATCGCCACTGCTCATCAAAGCAGCCCCGCATGAAGGCGAAACGCTGGGCTACGTTGTGATGCCCATGAGGGTGTGACAGATGCCCTGGGCGAAAGGTAACTACAAGGGCCGTGCGGTGACTGTACCGGCGGCCCACGGAACGGCAACGCGTTACCGGACGGGTTGCCGGTGTGATGGATGCCGGAGATCCTACGCGGCCGTACAGCGCGACCGCCGCGCCCGCGTGAAACGCAACGAATGCGATTGGACAGTGAGCGCGGATATGGCACGGGAACACTTGATTGAGTTACGCGAGAGCGGCGTGGGCAAGCGCGCGGTGATGGACTGCACGGGCATCTCGGATGTTGTGCTCATGGAGATACGCAACGGCAAGCGCCAGCGTATTCGCCAGAGCACGGAAGAGAAGATCATGCGTGTTACCGAGGATGCCCGCTCCGGCGGCGCGCTGGTAAGTGGAAAGCCCTCCACCTGGCTGATTGATGAGCTGATCGGCCATGGCTACACGATGGCACAGTTGGCCACGCACATGGGCTATACAGACAAGCGTCTCCAGTTCTACGGGCATAAGTATGTGACCGCGACGAATGCAATGCGGATAGAGAAAATGCACAAGGTTCTGATGCGCGAAAAGCCGGAGAGCGAGACGCGTGTAGACCGCATGATGAGGCTCGCGGCACATCGGAGGGTGGCGTAATGGCAAATTCATGGCTCCGCCTGTGGCACGACATGCCCAACGATCCGAAGTGGAGAACGATTGCAAAGGCGAGTGGGCAGCCCATACCCACGGTGATTTCTGTCTACGTTCACCTGTTAGTCGAGGCATCTGCGAACGCCAACGAACGCGGGCGAACGCAACCGAACGCGGAGGATTTAGCTTCCGCACTCGATGTGGAAATAGAAAGCGTTGCGGCGGTTTTGACCGCAATGGAAGGCCGCGTACTCGATCATGGAATGCTCTCCGGATGGAAGCACCGCCAACCCGAGAAAGAGGACGGAAGTGCAGACAGGGCAAGGGCTTGGCGCGAAAAGCAGAAAGAGCTTAAAACCTCTACGAACGAAAACGAACGCGACCGAACGCCTGCGAACACAGATAAAGAAAAAGAGAAAGATAAAGAGAAGAAGAGACAAGAAACAACAGGCGCTCCGCTTTTTGTGTTGCCGGATTGGATTTCTTGTGAGGTCTGGAAGGACTTCGAGGAAATGCGCCGCAAGATCAAAGCGCCGCTCACAGACCGAGCCCGGCAGAACCTAGTGGCGGAGCTGATCCAGATCGAAGCAACGGGCCAACACGCGGAAGACGTGCTCAACCAAAGCATCACGAACAGTTGGCGCGGAGTATTCCCAATCAAGACAGACGGGGGCAGCAATGGACGTGGAGGCGGCAGTTACGGCAATCGTGGCCAGGCAAGAACCAACGGCAATCTCGAAGCCGCTCGATCCGCAGCGGAGGCTATCGCTGGTCAAGGTCATGACTGGGTTGGCGGAGGCCCGGCAAGCATCCGTGAGCGCGGAGACGTTGAAGCTGTACAGCGCTCATCTCTGTGACTTTGATTCCGGCGACGTGCGAGATGTTGTGCGCGCGCTGGCCATGCGCAAGCGCGCTGAGGGCGAGACCGCTTTCCCCGCCCTGGGCGATTTGGTAGAGCCGTTGGAACGGAAGCGGGAACGCCGCCGGGAAGAGAACAAGCGGGCCGGCCAAAGGCAAGCGGAGATTGTGGAGTTTTGGCGCATGGTCCCCGGATGGATGGAAATCACCGGCCAAAGTGAATCGGAAATTTTAGAGCGTTGGCCCAGCTTCAAGGGCACGAAACCGAGGGTGTGATGGCAGAGCAATCGCAGTTAGACGTGAGCAGATGGCAAGCGGCAACGCGCGGGTTTCAGTACACCCCGGCGCTGTGGTTTTTCTTTCGCATGATCGAGGTTGCGTTCCTTGACGCGCGCACGATCTACCCGGCCAGTGCGCCAGGGCAGAGGACAGAAGCCGCGCCATGTGCGCCGCCGCCGCTGTTGAGCGGGATGGCCGTGCCCATGGTTGTTTCCGATGACGAACCGTTGCCGGCATCGGCGTTGAAGTATCCCGGCCGGCCCACGGATGAGGCGTTGCTTGCACGCGATTGGATTGCACGCTCCGAGGCCGCGCCGACGTGGGTGTATGCGTTCGGTGCATCGCATGAGTTCTTGAGCTTTCCGGAGTGTTGCCAGATATTAGGGCTCGATCCGGATGTGGAGAGAGCAGCCTTGCTGGAAGTGATTGACAAGGCTGTAGACAGTGACAATGACGAAGCCTGGGCGCGCTTGGATGAGCTGAGCACGCGTGAGCCTCAAGACGACGTGGAGCCGCTGTTCGATGCTCCTCGGGTTGTGCCGGCGCTGGATCAACTGGCGTTGTTCGCGTAAGGGAGAACGATGAAAGAACGTCCCATCTTATTCAGCGGCCCGATGGTCCGCGCATTCCTTGAAGATCGCAAGACGAACACGCGGCGAGTCATCAACTTTGACACGGTAGGCAACAGAGAACAAAGCCGCAATTGCTTTGGACCGGACGGATACGACACAGTGGGTGAAAAAAGCATCATTCGTGTCCCGTGGACGGTTGAAAGTTTGAAGCATCTTCTTGTCTGTCCATTCGGAGAAGTAGGCGACCGGCTGTGGGTGAAAGAAACATACTTCGCGTGGCGCTGCAAAACCTACACGTCAGAGGGAATGACCGAAGGCCCCGAACAGTGCGTGTATGCCGCAGACGGCGGAACGTTGCTCAATGGTGCGAAATGGCGTCCGTCGATTTTCATGTTCCGCAGGTTTTCTCGCATCACGCTTGAGATTACCGATGCGCGGGTGCAACGGTTGCAGGAAATCACAGAGGAAGATGCACAGGCTGAGGGCGCTCTATTCCATGACGGCGGCGGCATCGGTCACAGCGGATGGAGGCATGACATCAACCACGGCTTTGTGTACGGAAATGCCCGCACTTCATTTGCCAAGCTGTGGGATTCTCTCAACGCGAAACGCGGATTTGGATGGAACGAAAACCCGTGGCTATGGGCGTTGACCTTGCGCCGCGTGAAAGAGGGTGCGTGATGGGTGAAGTTACGAAAATTGCGTGGTGCGATCACACGTTCAATCCGTGGATCGGCTGCACGCGTGTTTCGCCTGGCTGCCAGCACTGCTACGCCGAAACGCAGAACAACTTTCACAAGTGGAATGGCGGCGCATGGGGGCCTGGCACAGAGCGGCGCATAACAAGCGACGGCAATTGGGCACAGCTCCGCAAGTGGGACCGCAAGGCGGTGTTAGATAGAGTGCGCCGCCGCGTATTTGTGGCCTCACTGGCCGACGTGTTTGACGCGGAGGCTCCGCTTGATACGCGTGAGCGGCTTTGGCTTGAGATTGAAAGTTGCGCTCATGGGCTGGATTTCTTATTGCTCACGAAACGGCCGGAGAATTGGAGCAAGTATCTGCCCGCGCATTGGCTCTCCGATTGGCCCGCGCATGTGCGGCTGGGATTCACCGCTGAGGATCAGACGCGGTGGGAAGAGCGTGCGAAGATCGCTCTTGACTTTCGGTTGACGGTGCGGAACTGCCTGCCGTTCTTTGTGAGCTGTGAACCGCTGGTCGGTGAAATCGATCTTCAGTTGGTTCAATTGCCAGGGCCTAACCAACTCGCCGGCCATGATTGCGCGGTGGATTTGACCACGGCGCGTATCAATGAGCGCCCAATGATCGGATGGGTGATTGTGGGCGGCGAGAGCGGCCACGATGCACGCCAGATGCAAGCGGATTGGGCGCGGCGGGTGAGGGATCAATGCACCCATGCCGGCGTGCCGTTCTTTTTCAAGCAATGGGGCGAATGGATGCCAACCACCGATCCCAGCATTGCCAAGGCACGCGGAATCCCACTTGAGCGGTGCATGAGCTACGTCGGCAAAAAAGCGGCCGGCAACCTGCTTGATGGCCGTGAGTGGATAGAGTTCCCGGCTTAATCCCGTAGCGTCCGACCAACTCGGCAAACAGGCCCGGCTCCGGCTGGGCCTGTTCTTTTGGCGTGGTGATCCCGGTTGGGCTCGAACCAACAACCCTCAGCTTAGAAGGCTGATGCTCTATCCATTGAGCTACGGGACCGCCGTTTTCAGTCTACCCGAACCGTGACTTGCCTTCATTCGGGAATTTTCTCTACCTAGAAATGGACAGCCTTAGAAAATAAAGGCTTTCTTGCGCGGTTTCGGGATTTGGTTACCACAATGGCTACCAGAGATGAAAAACACCCTTACAGTTGCCCGAATCCGCGCATTGGAGCCTCAAGCGAGGCATTACAAGGTCACAGACGGGCGCGGCCTGGCTTTGGAGGTGCGACCAAGCGGCCGAAAGACATGGCGCTTGCGCTACACGCTCCGCAGACAGCGCACAGAGATAAACCTGGGCCGATTCCCCCACCTCAGCCTTGCGGACGCACGACAGAGGCGCGACGTGCTGTTATCGGGCATCTCCGAGGGAACGTCTCCCGCCGAACAGCGCCGCAAGGAAAAACTTGCGGAAGAGCGGGGAGAAACCGTTAAAGCGTTTGGCGAGAAGTATTTGACCGGGCACGTACAGCGCCGGCGGCGGGATATTGCTCCCATGCGCCGGTATTTGGAGCGGGATGTGTATCCGGTGATCGGCACACGGGCAATCGGCTCGATCCACACGGACGATGTGCGGGAGCTGATCTTCAAGCGCGTGGAAGACGGCAAACCGCAAAGCGCGCTGGCTATCCGTAACTTACTGAAAAGATTGTGGGATTATGCGCTTGTGCGAGGCGTTGCGGACAAGAATCCGTTGGCGGCGATCCCGGCGAAGTTTGTGGCGGAGATGAGTGAGCGCAATCGTTCGCTCAAGCCGGCGGAGATTGCGGCGTTTCTCAAGGCATTCGATTTGGCGCGGATTCGCGCTGATCTGAAAGCGGCTTTGTGGTTCATTCTGTTGACGTTGACCCGCAAAGGCGAAGCACGGCGCGCACGCTGGGATGAGTTCGATTTGGACAAGGCGGAATGGGCCTTGCCAGAAGCGCACAGCAAGACAGACACGCCGCTTGTGATCCCATTGAGCCGGCAAGCTGTGGAGTTGCTGAGAGCACAGCGCCAACGGCATCCGCGCGCAAGCGTTGTGTTTCCCATGCGCAGTGCGGATCACACACCGATTGCAGCCAGCACACTCAACCGTGCATTGAGCCGTATCCCTGTGAAGATAGAACACTTTACAGTGCATGACTTACGACGCACAGCAGCCACCAACCTGAGTGAGCAAGAGTACAACACCGATGTGATTGAGAAGGCGCTCAATCACAAGCTCAAGGGCGTTCGCGGCGTGTACAACCGTGCCCAATATGCCAAACAAAGAGCCGAGATGCTGCAAGCCTGGGCCGATTGGCTAGACAAGTTGAAGAATTAGCGCGGTTTCGGAGCGCACGGGTAAGACAGAGATAGAGGGCGTCTGCGGGATGGGCACAGCTTGAGGGCTGTGGGTGATGTCTGCCAACCCCGTATATCCATGATCCCACACGGGCCAGACGCTTACTCTTTGGAGGACTATCGACGGTAAGCCTTTGATACTCAACACGATGTGAGTTGAGCAACAGATGGGCCTCAGCCGCTCTCGGGCGCGCGGGTCCTTCCCCCGTGTGGCCCGCTGAGGGTGACGCATGGCCCCACGTGTGCCCTAGCGCCAGGGATTTTTAACCTCATTTCCGTTTCCGTGCCTATGCCTAAGCCTGAAAACCCGCGCAATTACTCCGCCTTGCCCGTTTCGGACGTTGCGGAGTTGCTTGGAGTCACTGACCGGCAAGTCCGCAACTGGATCAAAGACAAAGGCTTACAGTCCAAGAGCGATCCGCGCGGCCTGATGCTTGACTGGCCCACCACGCTCAGGTGGTACGTGACCTATCAAGCGGACAAAAACGGCGGAAACGGCGGAAATCGCCGCCCGAATCCCGGCCAGGATGGTTCCGAATTGCCTTCCGAGACGCTGGAAGAGGCGATTTTGCGGAAAACCATGGCCGAAGCGGACCTGAAAGAGCTTCAACTTGCCCGCGAACAGGGTCAGATTGTCGCCATTACCGATCTGGAGCGCGTTCTTGCCAACTCCAACCGCTCCATTCAAACCCAAGTCCTCGCCCTGCCCGCCGGCCTCGCTCCCCAGCTCATCGGCATGGATGATCGTCAGAAGATTTTCAACCTGATCGACCGGAGTTGCCGTTCGCTGCTCAGCAACCTGGCCAACATCGATGCCATCCGCCAGGCCCGCGCCCAGGAGCCGGAATCGGAAGAGGAATGATCCGGCCCCGCCAGCCCTACCAAACCAGCCCCGAGGGTATGGCCGCCACGGGCCGCGCTTTCAACAAGGCGCACAAGATGTTCTTGCCGCCCGCGCCCCTCACCCTCTCCCAATGGGCGGATGAGTACGCCCACATTCCCAAGGAAAACTCCGCTGCTCCCGGTAAGTTCCACACCTCCACGCTGGAGTATCAGCGCGGCATCATGGACGCCATCACCGATCAGGACACCGAGACGGTTGTTTTGATGCTGGCCGCGCAGTCCGGCAAAACGCAGTGCGCCAACCTCAACCCCATCGGCTACTACAGCCATTGGGAGCCGTCGCCGATCCTGTGCGTGCAGCCCACCCTGGCCGAGGCGGAAAAGTTCTCCAAGAACCGCATCGCCAAGATGATCCGCGATACGCCCGTGCTCCGCGAACTGTTTCCCTCGCCGCGCTCACGAGACTCCGGCAATACTCTGCTCAACAAGGAATTCCCCGGCGGCGTCCTTGTCATCGTCGGCGCGAACTCTCCGCTGGGCCTGCGCGGCCTTCCCGCTCGCGTCATCCTCATGGATGAGGTGGACGGATACGAGGAATCCGCCGGCACGGAAGGCGACCCGGTTGACCTTGCGAAAAAGCGATCCACTAAGTTTTGGAATCGCAAGATCGTCCTTACCTCAACGCCCCACATCAAGAACCTATCCCGCATCGAGCGGGCCTTTGACTCCAGCGACAAACGGTACTACTACGTGCCGTGCCCGCAATGCGGTGAGATGCAAAAGCTGGAGTGGCCGCGCCTCAAATGGAAAACCGAAGACATCGCCGTGAACTCACGGCCGCGCGTGGTCGATTGGTACTACGTCTGTGTCAACGGTTGTGAAATCCGCGAACGCTCCAAGCATGAGATGATCCGCAGCGGATCGTGGCGCGCCACCGCCGTGAGTCACGACGGCAAGACAGCCGGCTTCCATCTCAATGCGCTCTACGGCGTGGTCGATTGGTTGAACCTCATCCAGGAATGGCTCGAAGCACAGACATCTCTTGAGCGGATGAAGGTCTTTGTGAACACGAACCTCGCGGAGACATGGGAGATTCGTGGCACCGGCGCGAACATGACAGAGCTGGAAAAGCGCCCGCGCTTTGCACGCGAACCGCTTCCCTCCGGAGTTCTGTGGCTCACCGCCGGCGTGGATACTCAGGACAATCGCCTGGAATCTACGGTGTGGGGATGGGGCCTAGACGATGAACGCTGGGCCATCGAACACAAGGTATTCCCCGGCGACACATCGTTGCCCGAAACCGATCCGGCCAGCCCGTGGGCCGCGCTCCGTGAGTACCTGTTGGAAGATTGGGAACACGCCCTGGGCGTGACGATGCGCATCTCTACCGCGCTCATTGACTCCGCCGGCCACGCCACGGAACGGGTGTACGCGTTCACGCGCAAAAACGAGTTGCGCCGCTGGCACGCCATTGTAGGCCGCGCCGGCATCGGCAAGCCCTTGATTAGCTCCGGGAACCGCGTCGGCCCATATAAAACGCTGGTCTACACCGTGGGCACAGACACCGCCAAGGAAGATGTATTCACATCGTTGCGCGTCCACAATCCCGGTTCGCAATATACCCATTTCAGCGATGCGCTCGATGCTGAGTATTTCCGTCAACTCACTGCGGAAAAGTTCGTCATCACCAAAAAAGACTTTCAGACCGTTGGTAATTGGGTAAAAACCGGCGAACGCAATGAGGCTCTCGATTGCGCCGTCTACGCCCGCGCCGCTGTCTCCGTACGCCGCCCCGCCTTCCGCAAGATCGCTCGTAGTCTCTTCCGCGCGGCGGAAAAGATTCGCCTGGAGCGCGAGGCCGCCGGTATGCCGGCTCCCGCGCCAACCGAGGAATACATCGGATCGGATGGGGAATCAGTCGCAAGCGAAACGCCGTCCGATTGGGCACAGAAGACAGCCGATACGGCTGTGAAGTTGGCAGCGGTGCTCACCCAGGCAACGAAACCCGCGCCCGCGCGCCGCCGCTCTTCCGCCGCATCCCGGCTCCGCAACTTTGGCCGTACCCTCTAAAAAGAAATCACTCGGTATCGTGCTCGCCGTCACATATCGAGCTATGATTGCATAGTACGATACAAACAGATCAGAAAGGGGTCAAAGATGAGGTCTGAAACGTTACGGAAACTAGCACACGGAGGAAACGTTCGGCTTGTCTCCGCACTTGAGACGATGGACGCATATCGCAGACTCGCAGAGAAAGCCCTTGCGAAGGATGATTTCCTGGAAGCCCGAAAATACTATTCCGCTCTGTCTGAGCACGCTAGCGGCGTTTCAACACGGCTTTATCATCTTCAAAACAGACAAAACCGCGTGTCGGAATCGGAAGCGTGACATGAAAGACAAGATCACAGAACAGCAATACCTCGATTTTCAAGCCGCGTTCGATTTCTTCAACGCTCAGCTCTTTGCGGACACGCTCCCTCAAGTGCTGGTCACCTTGCAGCGTCACGCCAAGGCGCGCGGGTACTTCGCGCCGGAACGCTTCCACGGACGCGGCAACAAGGTTACCATCCATGAAATTGCCCTCAACCCCGATTGCTTCTGTGATGAGACAGACGAGCGCATTCTCTCTACCCTGGCGCATGAGATGGCTCACCTTTGGCAGCAAGCCCACGGCCGCGCGCCGCGCCGCTGCTATCACGACCGCGAGTGGGCGGGGAAGATGAAAGCTATTGGCTTGCAGCCCACCACGACGGGCGGTCCCGATGGCAAAGAGACAGGCCAGCACGTCACCCACTTTGTTGTGAAGGATGGCCCCTACGCCCGCGCCTATGCCAAGCTCAAGGCCAAGGGCCTCAAGCTCCGCTGGGAGTCACCCGCGCCCATGGCCGCCGAGGCCAAGGCCAAGAACGAAAGCAAGACAAAGTTCACCTGCCCATCGTGCGAACAGAACGCCTGGGCCAAGCCGGATGCCGTGCTGATCTGCGGCAACTGTTTTGAAGATGATCCCAGCGACCCGCAAACCATGCTGGCCAACGTAGCGTGAAAGTGAGGCGATGAAATGCAAGGACAGTTGCGAGCACGGATCGATTACGACGAACAGGAGAGAGTGTTTGTCGTAATCGAGAATGAAGACGGCACAGAGTTCGATGGCGAAGTTGGAACCATTTCTTTCTTTAGTCCCATCGGCTACCCAGGTGCTCTGAGTGGTGCGTACATAGAAACCACGATCAACGGCAAAGAAATGACTATTCCGGCCTATATAGTTCCTTAAAAGCTCTAAATTCGCGCTAAATCGCCAAGGTTGCCCATAGTCAAGTTATGGGCAACTTACTCAATCCAGCTACGCCGATCAACCAATTCTATGATTCCGATATTCCGCTGGAGCCCACCGACCTCCGCGCCGGCGATTCATGGAATTGGATGCGCGTGTTCCCCGATTTCCCCAGCGGACTCTACCAGCTCAAGTACATCCTCAACAGCGCGAACAACCGCTTTGTGATCGATGGAACGCTGGCCACGAACCCGCCCATTACCGCCGATAGCGACGGTCAATCCTTCGACATTCAAGCTCCCGCAACGCTCACCAACGGATGCCCGGCCGATACCTATCAGCTTGCGGCCATCCTGTTGGGCATTGCGGGCACCACGGCGGCCGGTGAGCAAGTCACCTTGCCGTTGCAAGACGTGTGCGTGTCGCCGAACCTGGCCGCCGCCACCGGCCCCGTGGATACGCGCTCCAACGTCAAGAAAAATCTTGACGCCGTTGAAGCGTGTCTCTTGGGCAACACCGACCCCAGCGTCTCTGAGTACATGATTAACGGCCGCCAACTCCGCCGTTTCCCCCGCGCCGACCTCATCAAAGAGCGTTCATTCTGGCGTGCTCAATACAAATCCGAACTCCGCGCCAAGGGTGAGTATGCCCCGCGCCGCGTAATAGGTTTCCGCTTCACAACGAGTCTGTAAGGGAGCCGCATGGCACACGTTGACATCATCAATCGCAGCATCGTTTCCCGCTTCCGTGGCGCTATCGATGTGTTCCTTGGCAAGCGTTCGCTCACTTCCGATTCAACCCTGGCGCAACTCGGCGGTTCCAACGGATACTCCGGCTTCCAGGCTGCAAAGCAGAACCGGATGAGCGTTGATTGGCCCTCCGCATCGCGCTCCGCCGACCAGGACTTAATGGTCGATCTGCGCAAGCTCCGCGCCCGCGCCCGCGATCAGGCCATCAATTCGCCTATTGCTTCCCGGTTCCTGGGCATGGTGCGCGCCAACGTTGCCGGCCGCCACGGCGTCAAGCTGGCGTTCAAGGTTGCCCAGGTACGCAAGAGCAAACAGAGCAACGGCCTTGATGAAAAGGCCAATGAGGAGTTGCGCCGCGCGTGGCGTGAGTGGGGCAAGAAAGGTTCTTGCACCGTCTGTGGCCGCTACTCATGGCGCGAGGTGCAACGGCTCGTTACGGAGAACACTGCGCGCGATGGAGAGCAGCTTATCCGCAAAGTCTACGTGCCCAAAACCGTCAACCCGTTCGGCTTTCAAATCCAACTCATCGACGCCGATCAGCTTGACGACAATTACAACCTCATGGGCGCGGCCGGCGGAACACAGATACGCATGGGCGTTGAGGTGGATCAATACCAGCGTCCGATGGCCTATCACATGTTTCAGGGCAACCCGTACGAAGCCTCGTTCGGCAGCTCCAACCGCCAGCGCGTTCCCGCCGATCAAATCATTCATTGGATCGTGGCGCATCGCACCGGCCAGACGCGCGGTTACCCGTGGATGGCCTCCGGCATGGGACAGTTGCGGATGCTTGACGGATATTTTGGAGCGGAGTTGGCCGCCGCCCGCATCGGCGCTTCGATCCTCATGTCCATCGAGACAGCCAAGGACGCCGATCCCGACGCCGATGAAATCGAAGGCGACGGCATCAATGCCGATGGCTCCAAGGCTATCGACATCGGCATGGGGAGCGCCCTCGACCTCACGGGCACCGGAGCCACGCTCAACAATCACACGCCCACCCATCCCACCAACGCCTTTGACCCGTTCGTCAAGCAATCCGGCCGGCTCATCGCATCTGGATTCAACGTCCCTTATCACTCGCTGTTCAACGATCTAAGCGGCGTCAATTACAGCTCCGCGCGCATCGGCGAGATGGAGGTACGTGAGTTTTGGATGGAGATGCAGACCTCGTTTATCGACAACGTCACAGAGCCTATCTACGATGCGTGGCTCGGCGCTGGTCTCCTCAATCAAGCCATCGCCCTGCCCTTTGCGGATCGCAAGCGGTTCTGCGGTGAGTTCATCAAGTGGGAGCCGCGCCGCTGGCCGTGGATCGATCCGCTCAAGGATGTACAGGCCAACACCTTGCTCGTGCAAAACGGATTTGAGACGCATGAAAGCATCCTCAACAGCGTGGGCCGTGACTTGGAAGAAACCTACACGTCACTGGCGCGTGAGCAGGAACTTGCGGACGACTTAGGCATCGCGCTTGGCACCGATATTCGCGGCCAGGGTACAAGCGAAATCAACAACGAAGATGAGACGCCGGAAGATGCCACCGGCGAGGCCCCGAAAGAGGAAGACGAAAAGCCCACGTCGCCCGCAAAACCCGCCAAGCCAAAGCCCGGCGCAAAGCCCGCGCCCGGCAAACCAAAAGTGAAACCCGGCCGCAGTCTCACGCGCGGGATGCACCCGGCGAACGCGGCTCTGTGGGACTTGACGAAAGAGGAAAACGAATGAAGAGCTTGCTACGAATTGCAGCCATTACCCTCGCAATGCTTGCCGGAATCGCATCGCTCTCCGCGCAGACCGTGAAGACTGTACCCTGTTCGTCTTTGGTTGCCGGTACGCAAGGCACGGTCACTGTGACCGCCTCCGACCTTGGCGGCTTGACGCCTCTCACGGGCATTGTGTCCTTTCAGCCGACGTTGGCGAATGGTGTAGCAGCCAGTTACCAGATGCCGAATGGCGGCCAGTCTATCTCTCTAGCCTGCACAACCTACGCTGTGGCGGGCGTATTTTCAATCACCCTTCCCGATGTCACGTTGACTACGCCTCCGGACCTCTGTTTCAAGGTAACCGCTCAGCTCAACGGCGCACAGGCTCTTGGGCCGGGATATTCATGCGTTCAACCTCATGGCACAGCAACGTCGCCAACCGATTGGTGCCAGGCCGGCGTATGCAACTTCGATAACTACATCCCCGTGCTGACTCTTCCGCAAACCAGCTTTCCCGGCTTGCCTGGGCCGCCAGACATGATCGGCATGTGGAATTCGATGGTAAGCAATAACATCACCGCCGGTGGTCACATCACGCCCGTTGCGCTTACGGATGCGGCGGTAGTCACCTGGAGCGCCACGAATCCCAACCTCAACGAGGCAACGTTGCCGCTCTACACTTTGGCTGGTCCACCGACCAACTGCGGCGCTGCTCCGCTCACATCGTGCCTGCCGACCGCAGACGGTCTCACTGCGCGCACCATCAATCTCACAGGCATGGTGGCCGGCGGGCGTTACATGCTCATCCTCAATGCCATGGGCGAGGCCGCCGGTGCGCAGACCGTCACTCTCGGATCAGGCTGCACCTGGCAATGGACGCCGGGGAATGTGTCGATGTCCGGAAATAGCTTTGTCATTCCCGTCTGGGTTAATTTCAGCACTCTTGTGGTGTGGAGTTATGACGGCACGACTTGCGCCGGCACTGTGGTTGACTAACCCACCGCATCGTGGTTTCGATGCCTCAACCCATTCCCAAGGAGAGAATATGAAATTGAAATTTGCGGTTTTCGGTTTGGTCTGTGCATGCGCGCTGGCGCTGGCCGTTTCATTCTGTGGAGCGCAGAGCACAGTGCAAACCCCAATCGCCTACGACATGAACGGACATCCGATCTATGGCGGCGCTGATTGCGTTTCCAAGACAGCTCCGGCAGTTTGTTCCAACTATCTCACCGGCTCCGTGGTTGTGGCCGCCGGTGCCACCACGGTTGTGGTCAACGATTCAAGCGTTGCCTCCGGATCGCACATCATCGTGCAGGAAGACTCCTCGCTGGGTGCAACCTTGGGCGTTACCTGCAATGTGACCCCGGCCACCGCGCCGCCCACCGTCTCCGCGCGCGTCATCGGTACCAGCTTCACCATCACTACGACCGCGCCTACCACCAACCCTCGCTGTTTCAGCTTCCACCTGTTCAGCTAAGTCGAAAGAGCGTCAATGACTCCGTACTATGAGCACGCGGGCATCACTATCTATTGCGGGGATTGTCGCGAGGTGTTAGGGGGGGGCAGCATAAAAGCTGCCCTCCTCTGCACCGATCCGCCGTACGGCATCGGCGCGGCGCGACATAAGTTTGGCGGCCACGGCGTCAAGCAACATCACACTGGCCTGGCGGCCGGAAAGATGATTGCAAAACGCGATTACGGCGACGGCGGTTGGGACGATGCTCCGCCCGATGCGGAGCTGATGGACCTCATCCGCTCATGCGCGCCGTACCAGATCATCTTTGGCGGCAATTACTTTCAACTCCCACCCTCCAAGTGCTGGCTGGTGTGGGATAAGTTGCGCGGCAATACAGACTTTGCCGATTGCGAACTGGCTTGGACCAATCTCAACAAGGCCGTGCGCCGCATCGCCTATCGATGGAATGGGTTTCTTGTGCAGCCCGGTTGCAAGGATGTGCGCACCCATCCCACACAGAAACCGCAAGACGTGATGCGCTGGGCCATCCTGCAAGCGCCCGGCACGTGTAAGTCCGTGATCGATCCATTCATGGGCAGTGGCACCACGTTGGAAGCTGCCAAGGCCCTGGGCTTGTCTGCCATCGGCATCGAGCGCGAGGAGCGTTACTGCGAGATTGCGGCACAGCGGCTCTCGCAAGAAATGCTTATCACCATCTGAAATTGGCGGGCTTTCTTCAAAGCAAGGCAAGGTTGAACTATGAGCACTGAAAAGAAAGCACCATCCTCATTTCCGGTACAGTATCGCGCCGCCAAAATCGACGCTACGCCGAAAGATGGGGAACGGTTGTCGGGTGCCGATCCGGGCCGCTTCCGGTTCGCGGTGTCGAGTGAAGAGCCGTATCTGCGGAACTATTGGTCGGGACCGGGCAATGAGATTTTGCAGCACGACAAAAAATGCATTCGCACCGGGCGTCTCGACTCCGGCCAGGTGCCCAACAATTTCAATCACGATCCCAATAAGCAGCTTGGCGTGGTGGATAAGTACGAAATCAAAGATGGCCGCATGACCGTAGAGGGTCCATTCAGCCGCTCTGTTTTCGCGCAGGAAAAACGCCAGGATTACGACGACAAAATTCTCACCTCCGCATCCATCGGTTACCGCGTTCACAAGATGGTCCGCACCGAGGATGAGGACAACCCCGATGCGCCCGACGAATGCCGCGTAACCGATTGGGAGCCGCTCGACGCATCCCTTGTCACTGTGCCCGCCGATCCCACCGTAGGCGCGGGACGCTCCGCCAAAGAAGACGAGGAGTTTCCCGTCGAAATTGAAACGGTATTGCGGCGTAGCGCGGTTCCCGCGCCCGCTGCTCAACCTGCAATCGAAGTGCAACCGAAACAGGAGAGAACCATGGCCGAAACGGCTGAGAAAACCGCAGCGGAACTCGAGCTTGCGCGGCGCAATGACATCATGGCCGTTGCGACCGATCCCGATTACCGCAAGTACGTCACCATCGACGATGCACAGAAAGCCATCGGCGAAAACACCTCTGCGGAGAAATTCCGCGAGGCACTCTGGCGCAAAGTTGTTGCCGAGAACGATGTCACCAAGGTGGGCACCGCCGGTACGAATCTCTTCAAAGAGATGGACAAGAGCGACCAGAATCGCTTTAGCCTCTTCCGCATGATTCGCGGGCAGGTCAACCAGATGTCTCCCGGCAAGTTCTCAAAGGCGACCAGCGATGCCCGCCTGGAGATGGAATACAGTGACGAGCTGAAAAAGCGGATCGGGATCGATACGGATGGCGTTCTGTTTCCTGACACCCTTTCAATGCGCGCCCTGGGTACGCAGACCATTGGCTCCGGTGCCGGCCAGCTCGGGTTGACTGGTGAACCCGGCGCGCTCATGACCGTTACGCGCCCCGAGGTGATTGAGTTGCTGCGCAACCGGCCATTCATTGAGAAGCTGGGCGCGCGGCGCATGGGCGGCTTGCAGGGCGTTGTCAAGTTGCCCCGTCAGTCCGGGCCTGGCACTGCTCAGTGGGTCGGTGAAGGCGCGGCGACGAATCCTGCCGATCTCGCGATGGACTCGATTTCTGTGACTCCGCATCGCATCTCCGCGCAGACTGCGTGGGATGTGGAACTGTTGGCGCAGACCTCTCCCGATGTGGAAGGATTGGCCCGCGCCGATCAGGATCAGGTGATCTTCCTGTTGCTCGACTTGACGGCGATCAGCGGTCCTGGCACGGCGAACTCTCCAACCGGGGTCATGAGCACCACGGGTCTCACGCTGCTTTCGCCCTCCGGCACTGCCTTTAGTGACGGTGGCAAGCCGCTCACCTGGCTCGACATACTGAATTACGAAATGATCCCTGCAACCGCCAACGCGGACGTGGCCACCTCCGCATTTCTCTTCACGCCGGAAGTGCGCGCCCAGCTCAAGGACACGCCGAAGTTTCCCAGCGGTCTCGCCGTGCCGATCTGGAACGATGGCCCCAAAGACCCGTTCGGGATCGATCTGCAAGGCCCCGCCGGCTATCGCGCGGCCGTCACCAACCAGCTTGCCAAAAACGGAACCAAGGCGGGCGTAACCGGAGCCATTCTACACAACAGCATCTTTGGCGATTGGGGCCAATTGGTTTTGGCGGATTGGGGAGCGCGTGAGATTGTGGTTGACCCCTACACTCAGGCGGGCAACGGTGCAATCGTGGTGACCCAGCGCGCCCTGCACGATGTTGCAATCCGGCACATCGCCGCGTTCGTCGCTAACCCCTACATCGCAATCTCGTAATCCAACCGCAACACACAAACCACAACAGGCGGGGCCGCAAGGCCCCGCGCTTGAATCCTCATGAGGTGAAGAATGCTGAAAGCGATGAACAATAAGCGCCGGCCCGTCAACGCGGTGTTGCGGTACGCGATGATCGTCAACAAAGAACCCCGCGAGGGTGGAGAAGTGGTGGAGTTGTCCTACGCCGATTTCACCTACCTCAACACCCATGAGCGCGTTTTCGAGGCTACTCCTGAAAACATTGCACTCGTCAAGGATGAGTTGAGGCGCGCGAAAGAAGCGGTGGCCAGGCGCAACCAACCTAGCGACACCGAAACTCTCAAGGCCCGCATCGCTAATTTGGAAGCCGAACTGGCAGTCGCAAAGAAAGGCAAGTAGACCGCCATGTTTGGGGATTCCGATCTGTCCGTGTTCTTTGGCGATTTCGGGAAAGAGTCTCCCGTGATCTGGAATAACGAGCCGGCCGTGAACGGAATCCTTGACACGTCTACCGATGTTTTCTCCCACGGCGGCGGCCCCGGCGGATTCGAGCGCAACACGATAGTGCTGCACATTCCGTACAACGCTTTCACGGCCACGCCCAAACCCCTTGACCCTATCACCGTGGGCGGTGTCGCGTACACCGTCCACTCCCTGCCTGAATCGCGCGACATGCAGGTCACAGAGCTATATCTCAAGCGCGCGTGAGGTTCTATGCAAACCGGATTAACGAATCGAATGTTGCACGTTGAAAGGAACGTCAACCATGAGCAAGAGCGTGAATTCAGTTACCCTGCTGGGCAACGTAGGCCAGCCGCCGGAAACCAAAGCATCGCAAAACGGAACGTTGCGGACGACGGTCTCCATCGCAACCAACGAACGGAAGAAAGTTCCCAACAGCGATAAGTGGGAAGATCACACCGAGTGGCATTCGGTGATCCTCTTTGGCCGCCTGGCTGAAATCGCCCGTGACTACCTCCGCAAAGGCTCCAAGGTTTATATCTCCGGCCGTCTCCGCACCATCTCCTGGGAAGACGACACCCAACAGAAACGCTGGAAAACGAACATCGTTACTGAGGAGCTTGTCTTGCTCGACAGCAAAGACGCCGGCACGGCCAAGGTTCCCGATGAAGCGTACAGCGGGGCGTTCTGATGGCTCAGACCATCTGGACACAGGCCGCAACGGCCATCATGACCGCACTCAACGCCATCGGCGCGCCCGCTACATTCTACCGGGCGCGCTTTGAGGCGGTGGGCAACACTGAAACCGCCGGCAACCTCTACCCCACCAAGATCGATTGCAAGTACGAGTGCGCCCAGGACTCCGTAAAGATCGATGCCACGATGGTGGTACGCGCCAACATCGCCGCAACCAGCGAAGTTGACCTGGCCGCCGATCCGCTTGTGCAGTGGGCATGGACTCAAATCCGCCGCGACCCCACGCTGGGCCAACTTGTGGAAGATGTATACGTCGATAACATCGAAATCGGCTACGTGGACAAGTCCGCAAGCGACCAAGTTTGCGTGGATATGACGATCCGGGTTGAAGTAGAGGTAGGACGGAATGACCCGTCAATCAATAAGACGTACGGCTCTCAGTTGTGAGCCTGGAGGAATAAGAAATGTCTTTGCTTGTGCCTACAGTAACCGTCACCCCAGCGCCTACTACCGTCACCGCAGTGCAGGCGGTTGCGGTCACTGTTGCCGTCACCGGCACAGGTGCCACACCCACCGGTGCCGTGAAAATCGTCAGTGGTGCATTCGCATCCGCCGCTGTGGATTTGGTGGCCGGCTCCGCTATCATCGCCATCCCGCCCGGCGCATTGGCGGTAGGCGTCAACGCACTCACCACAACCTACACGCCCGATGTGAATAGCGATGCTGTGTATACCGGCGGAACCGGAACGGCCAATGAGACGGTAACCGCCGTCAATGTGACGCCCTTAAAACTGCAAGGCTATCAAGCGCAGTTGGGCTACGTTCCGGCCGCCGGCGGAGCCATGCAGATTCTTGCCGGCCTCAAGGACCTTGACGGCGAGTTCAAGGCGGATGAGTTGGATTCGAGCGACCATGGCGGATCGTGGAAGGGCCGCATGTTGGGGATGCTCGATTTCACCGCTACCGCCAAACTCGATTACATCGCCGGCGATGCAGGGCAGGAAGGATTTCTGGCCGCGCTCATCAACCGTACGCCGCTGCAAATCTATCTCTTCCCCAAACAGAGCACCGGCTCTGGCGTCGATGTGTACGCGGGAACGGTGGTCATTCCCAGCTACAAATGGTCTGGCAAGATGAAGGATTTGCAGGATGCCACTTTCTCGCTTGCCAACGCCGCCAACACCGGCTTTACCGTCTCTGTGCAGTAAGGTTTTATGAGGGCGCGGGCCTTGTAACCCCGCGTCGGTTCGAGGGAGGGCGGCGTCTCGTAATGAGCGCCGCCCATTTTTTCAGGTGAGGACAAATGCAAAACGTGGTGCTCTACAAAGAACCGATCTTTGTTGACTTCGACCGCCGGCGGCGCGTGGAAATCAATCTTGGCTCCGAGATACTGATCCGCAACGCCGGCGGCAAAGAGGCTCCGGCATGGGAAGAGGTGGGCCACCGTATCAACCCGGCCACGGGTGAGCGGGAATGGGCGCTTGCCGTCAATGAAGACAACCTCCGCCTCTACCTGTGGGCAGCCTTGCAAGAGGACGCCAAGGCGCACAGCGAGACGCTCACCATGGAAGACTTGCGGTGGTTGAGTGAGCGGCATAACTGGGCGGAGCAAGGCGTGTTGGCAATCCGCCGCGCTCTCAATCAGTATTACGGCGGAGCTGCCCAGGCGAAATCCAAGCCCGCGAAATTGAGACGGGCGAAGCGCAAGCAAACTACATGGGAAGACGCCTTCCGTATCGTCTGTGGTGAGCTTGGGTTAGCGCCCGATGCGTTCTACCGCCTCCAGTACAGCGAGTTGATTCTCATCCTTGAGGGCCGCTCTGCACGTCACAAGCGCGAGACGCGCGAACGCCGTGAGGAATCCGCATGGAAGGTGAGCTGGCTTCTCATGCCTCACAAGAAAGCTGACGCCGATCCCATCACGCCCGATCAACTCATGGGCCGCAAGCAACGCGGCAAGCCCGCGCCGGTGTTCTCCAGTGACGAAGACAAGGCACGTGCGTTCGTAACTGCATTCAGGGCACAATCAAAAGAGGCGGTGACCGATGGCAAGTAAAAGCGGGGGCGTGATTGTGGTCGTATCCGGCGAAGACAAAACCGGGGAAGTCTTCAACGCAGTCAAGAAACACTTGGAGGAAACCGAGGAGAAAGCCAAAGAGACTTCCCTGTCTCTCGGTAACATCGCTGAGACACTTGAGAGCGGTCTCGCAACCGCCGGTATCGCTATCGGCGCACGGGAGATTGTTGGCGGATTCAAAGAGATGATTCAGTCAACCATGGAGGCTGGCGTCGAAATCGGAAGGCTCCGCGAACAGACGGGCATCTCCGCCGAAAACCTCTCTGAATTGCGGTACGTGGCCGCCTCGACGGGCACCACATTTGAGGCCCTTACCAAAGGGTTCAAGAACATCTCTACCGCCGTTCATGAGGCCGAAGAGGGCAGCCCGAAAGCGACCAAAGCCTTTGCGGACCTGGGCATCTCGGTTGCCGATCTGCGCGCCAAGGGTGACGATATGCTGGGCGTTTTGCGGATGGTTGCCGATAAGTTCCATGATCTTCCGGCGGGCATCGATAAGAACGCGATTGCTACGGAGTTGTTCAAAAAGTCCGGCCAGGACTTGATACCCGTCTTGGATTCTCTGAGCGGTTCACTGGAGGAAGCGAAATCGCACGCCGCCATCTTCACCGATGACGACATTCAGAAGATGAAAGAGATGCACGAGTCGGTTGCCGATCTTAGCGCGGAGTGGCAGAAATTTGAGTTGACCATAACCAGCAAGATTGCTCCCGGCCTTGCCGCATTCTTTCAGGAGCTATCCAGCGGACACGCCACGCGGGATGCTCTTTCCGGGTTCATGGGTGCCTGGAATCCTCTCCTCTACACTCTCCCTGATGCTCCCACCTACAAGCCCAAACCGCCCGGCTTGCCTCCACCCGATCCGGAGAAACAAAAGAAGGATGGCCCCGATCCCAAGGACGTTGCCAAACAGCAGCGCGCCGCCTCCGAGTTGGCCGCCCTGCAAGAGCGTCTAGACGGCACGCTCCGCCAACTTGCCGACGCCGGCGCAAAGTTGGATGAGACGCGCGCCCGTGTTCACTTTCAAACCATGCTCTCCATTCTTGAGGACATGCACAAGCAAGGGCTCGTCTCCGAGGCCGATTACCTCACGCAAAAATCCAACCTGCAAAATGCGGGATACGATGCGGAGCGCACCAAACTGCTCACCGAACGCCGCGCGCTCACCGATCAAATGAACACGCTTTCCTCGGGGGCTGCCAAGACGGGCAAGGATCGGCTCGATACGGAAATTAAGTTGAATGCACTCCAGGCAAAGAACCTTGAGATTGAGAGCCAGTTGGTTGTGCTGGATGCCAAGCGCGCAACCTCCGCGCGGCAGATTGAAGAGGCGTACGCCGCGCTCATGGCGAAGCCGATTGACATGTCGGAGTTAGATCAGGGTATGCCGAAAGGTATCTTCCCCGCCGCCAAGCTGCCTACCGTCACGCTGGCAAAGGATTACAGCCAGATCGATAACGAGGCGGAGAAATTCGCGCACGGTCTGTTCGATCCGCTCTTCAACCTCGGCGAAAAGTGGGATCAGCAATGGAAACAGATTCGCGCCAATATGCTCCGTGACATCGGGCAGACGGCGGAGTCTCAACTCTTTGGCCAACTGTTCGGCGATTCCTCCGGACGCGGAGGTAAGGGCTGGGATGGCAGCGGCGGCGACGGCAATAGTGGCCACAATGGCCTATTGAATCAAGGCATCGGCAAGGCGGGGGACTTGCTAGGCGGTTTGTTCCACAAGAAATCAAGCGCCGTATCTAACGGAACGGGAACCGCCGGGGCCGGCGTCTTGGCTGATGCGGCGGCCAGTCAGTTGGGGGTGGGTAAGGCCGCATCGTCGAGTGCGGGCGCTATCAATGTGACCGTCATCAATCAGGGCACGCCTCAGCAGGTTGTTTCTACATCACAGTCTGGCGACCAAGGTGAAGCAATGTTTTACCAACTTGTCACGAAAGACTTGGACACGAATGGCCTACTGACTCAGGGTATTCTGGGCAAAATCCAAGGATAACCGTGTTACGATGTTGGCCATGCGAAAAACTCTATTGTTCTTGTGTGCCCTTTGTTCCCTGTCCGCTGTCTGTGGTGCCCAACAGCCACCGCAGACGGGAGATGCCACGGTCCATTTTTACCGTTATAAGCAATATGTTGGGAGTCTTCTCAAGCCATCAATCTACTGCGATGGGGCAGAGATTGGGAGAGTTCAGGGCGGTACGGTGTTCGACGTGAGGCTGTCACCTGGGCCTCACACGTTTTACGCCAATGATAAGCAAGCTGGGGCTCTTGTCACGCTTGAGTCAGGGAAAGAGTATTACTTTCGGACTGATCTTCAGACCGGATTCTGGAAGGGGCACTTTCGGTTGACTATGGTGATGCCAGAGCAAGGGGCCTTTGATGTTGGCAAGCTAAAGCTGATAGACGGGGCTACTCGCTAAGCGCTGGGAAGCGCTTCAGGGTCAATCTCCCCGCAAGCGGCCCAGGCTAGCGCCACTACCCACCCAACAAATGTCCAGCCAAGGAAGAGATTGACGACGCCGATACCCGCAATGGCCTTACATTCGCGCTTGGCGGCCACAATGAAAGGCAAAATGTAGACAGCCAATGCCACCATGATGAGCAGAAATGTTCCCATAGCTTCCCCCGGAGTTGCGACCGCAGTCTACCACACCCACCAACCGTTACGATGTGATACGCAACCCGCGCGCCATGATCTGACGCCAGGTGCCAGCCCATAGCTCCGGGAATGCCGATTGCGCCGCCTTCTCCACGTCCCGTTGCATCTCGAGCCTTGGCTTGATGTGCGCCTCCGGAATGAGCAGGTAAAACGGGTAGGCGTCCCGATCCGTCCAGTACCGGCCCATGATGGCCTTGTGCCCATCGCCGAGGCTCTGCACAAAGAACACGAACCCCTGTACAACTTTCTGATTGCGCAGTGCGATCTGGCCTTTGCGCGTGTGCGCCGTGAACCGGCCGCCCACCGCAGTGAGCAGCGCCCCAGGTTTTAGTTCCGCCGGGATGATCCCTGGGGCCAACTGCCGGAGATATTTGGTTGGCACCGAGACGTAATGGTGCCCGCCCCACGGGACTTTCTCCCCACCATCCTCTTGAATGCCAAGATAATCAGGGTGCCCTGGCGTGTCGGTGTGCGTGTGAACATCCGCCTCGATCACCGCGCCATTCTTCTCAGCCGGCTTGATGCGGATACCTTGCTGTGTGAATTTATTCCGGAGCGTGAACTTGCCGCCCAGGTTCTCTTGCACCACGGTCTGCCCGGCCTTGGCGCATCCCGTCAACGTCTTGGCCAGCGCAAACGGCAAGCTCTTGTGTTGTAGCTCATCCAAGCCCGCCACCGCTTCACTCACATCTACCGTCGCTTTGAGTTGCATAGCTCTATTTTCCACCCCATTGGCATGGACCCGCCAACGGGGACCCCGGACTTTGCGCCCTTTTCGATAAGAGCCGCATGGTTGAGGTATGGCGACATTCCCGCTCATCTTTCCGTCACTTTCGCGCCAACCTTCGATGGACACCTCGAAGAAAACCGAGGATGACACGATCCGCGATCCGGCGGAGAGCGGGTATGTCTCCACCCGCCCGCGCGGGACCCGCGCCCGCCGCACATGGCCGTTCAACGTCCGCAACCTCGTAGCGGAAGACATCCGCGCGTTGGATGAGTTTTTCATGTCACCTAGCTACGCGGCGCGCGGCGGCAACAGCTTTCTCTTTCCCAACCTCCTGCCCAATTGGTCCTTTGAGTTTCCAGCCCTCACCGCCTCCGATCTTGTCTTGGGGTGGAACATCTCCAGTGCCCCGGTTCAGGAGTCCATCGGCATCGGCACTACCACGGTTGCGGACGGAACCCAGGCAATCGAGTTCGGAACCGTGGCCACAAAGACCATTGCCGCGAACACAACCGTCACAGGCGCGCTCAACTGCGATCTGGCGGTGCCCTGCAAGCCCGGAGAGGTTTACGTCTTCACAGCGGCCTTGGATGCGATCCAGGGCACACTGGCGGCGGGCGTGCTTGGCGCGCAAGTGAGCGTGTCTTACCTGAATGCCGGCGGCGGAGCGCTGTCAACGGTCAACGGCACGGCGGCAACCATCGGCGTCGGCTGGCAGACGTACGGCTATCAATTCACCGTGCCGGCCAGCGCGGCCAGCTTCAAAGTGAGTCTCCTCGTCACGCTCACCAACTCCACCGCCTCAGCGATCACGCTTGACGGCTCCGCCTCAGTCTCATGGGACACGGTGGGTTGCAGCTTGCTCACGCCGCTCACGCCCTACGGTCGCATGGTTGGATCGCAATCGCTGGGCTGTCTTGTGCGCTTTTCTTCTCTGCCTGAAATCGCAGACATCGGCTGGGGTAACGGCGTGAAAGTCTACGGAGCCAAGCTCGAATTGACGGAGGTTTAACCGTGCCTACTGCCGTCTCTCCCATGGCCGTTCTCTCCCTTGCTGCCCAGCGCGATAAGTTCGTGCTGGCCTCCGGAGATGCCTGGCTCCTGTTGCTCGACATCATTTGGAACGGGCAGCACATGCGCTTTGCGCGCAACGTTGACCCTATACAGTTCGACGCCGGCGACGGCAACGGCGTACAGACCTATCAGCCCTTCAACTTTGAATTCTCCGCTGAGCAGCCAGGCTCTGGGCAACTGCCCACGATGGCCCTCAAGGCCTCGAATACCATGCGCATCCTGCAAGGCGTCATTGAGCAGTACGGCGGCATTGCAGGGGCCATTGCGAACGTGTACGTCTACAACACGGCACATCCTGCCGGCGAGCCTGACCTGGCCGTCTCCACCACGGTCATGAAATCCGTTTGCACGGCGGAGCTGGTCACGTTCTCTCTCTCCGCGCCCAGCCCGTTGCGCCAACTCTTTCCCAAGTACCTTTACCGTGCCAATTTCTGCATGTACGTTTCGCACTACAAAAGCATTTGGTGTGGATACACCGGGCCGCTCTCTAACTGCGATGGCACGTACAACGGCGCGAATGGTTGCCAGGTGCATAACAATGCCGGGCGCTTCGGAGCGTTCCCAGGCATCGGAACCAACGGCACAGTACTGGCGGCACAAAATTGAAGACAATTCCTTACTCTCTGTGGGCGGACTTGCTACCCAAGCCGTGGCGGAAGGATGCGCGCGGGCCAGATGCCTACGATTGCGTTGGATTCTTCCTTGAAATCGAACGCCGCCTCGGCTTCCCCGTCCCGGCATACGCCAGCGAAGTGGAAGCGGTTGAGCTTGCAGTTGCCGATTGGGAGTTAGTTGCCGATCCGCAACCCGGAGATGCAATCTTGATTCGCTCTCTCGATCCGCGCTGGCACATCGGCGTGGTCTGCGGAGATGGTTGGATGCTGCACTCGCGTGAGGGCGCGGGGGTGGCAAAAGAGCGGTATAACGCGTTTCCGTGGAAAGCTCGAATTGAGGGCTTTTATCGATGGAAACAAATCTCATCCCCGCTCTAAACGCACCGATTGTCTCTATCGCCGAGGCCGCGCCCGCGCCATACGTGTTGCCTGATATCCCAGACACGCTGAGCCTCCGCCCCGTTCGCATCATTGAAAATCTGAATCCGTTTCACGTGGAAGAGCGCCGCGTGATCCAGATAGCTCCGCTCGACAATGAAAGCGCGGCTGCACTGGTCACCCGCGCCGCCATTCATCTGGACGATTACAAGTGCAGCCTCAACGGGTCTCTTATTCCAGACGCCGAGTTGTGGTCAACGGCGGTGCAACCCGGAGACGAGATAGTCCTCTTTCCGCGCGCCGCCGGCGGCCGTGTGTGGGAAATGATTTCCATGGTTGCGCTGTTGACGCTGGTCGCGTGCTTCACCGGCGTCGGCGTTGGCTTTGCCGGGTTCGCGGCCATGATGGGCATGTCGGGCACCGCCGCCGGTTTGATCGGGGCAGCCGCTCTCATGGGCGGCAGTATGCTCATCTCCTGGGCATTCCAACCGGGCCAGCCCAGCTCTCCCTCGTGGTCCTCAACCTACGATCCCACCGGCCCCAAGGGCCTCGCACAGCCCGGCGTACCCGTTCCCAAGGCATACGGCACCATGGGCTGGTGCGGCAACGTCATTTCGTCTTATGTGAACTTCGACGGCAAAGACGCTTACATCAACTGCCTTGTCTGCTACGGCTGGGGCCAGGCCGTGAGCATTTCCAATGTGCTCATCAATCAACAGCCCATCTCTGTTTTTAGCAATTGTTCGTATCAGGTGCGCCTAGGCACCAACAATCAAGCGCCTATCGACGGCTTTGACCGCACAACCAACGGCTACCCGCAAGAGATTGAGATGTTGATTTCTAACGGGCCTATCGTGGTGCAGGGCACGGGAACCAACGTCCAGGGGTTGGACATCACCGTCAAGTTCCCCTCGGGCCTCTACCGCATCACCGGCGACGGCAACGATGTACCGCTCAAGGTGATTTACAAGATCGAGGTTTCGCCGCACAACACAAACACCTGGACATCTCCGCTCTTCCCGAACAACACACAGACGGTTGCCACCACGCACAGCAACGGAACGCAGACCTGGCCCGCGTGGGTTGTGGTGCCCACGGATCGCTTCGCCGGATCGGGCATCGTCTACGCCAGTGACAACGGAACTCACACGCCCGGCGACCTGTGGAGCAACACGGAAACGGTGACCACTGTCAACGTGGACGGCACCACTTCAAACACCTCCGCCACATTTAGGGGTGAGTGGCAGCCATGCGACCCCAACCTCAATCAAGCTCTGGCCACCAATTGGTGGCAGGGTTACCGCGTGATCGAGAATTGCACTTTCTCCGCATTCTTTGACACCGTGAGCGTCTACGGCCTCGCCGCCGGCCAATGGGATGTGCGCGTAACCAAGGTTGCGTGGGAGTGGGATAACAACCACTACATCTTCTACAGCGATGCAACCAGCTCTCAAACCGTCTGCGATTGCTGGCTGTGGAACATCAATGAGATTTTCTGGTCGAACCTCTCTTACCCGAACATGATCCTCGTTGGCGTCAAGGCCCTGGCCACGTCACAACTCAACGGTGGCAGCATTCAACTGATGTCCACCATCAAGCATGACATCGGCGCGGATACCGTGATCCCCGCGCAGCTCTCCAGCTACGAACACGACAACCCGGCCATCGTGGCCTATGACATGCTCGTCAATCCGCTCTACGGCATGGGCATTGCCGCCAACCTGATCGATGTTCCCGCCTTCGTCGCATGGGCCGCGTTCAACGATCAGATGGTTACGAATCAGGACGGTTCTCAGGTGCGCCGGCACATCTTCTCGGGCGCATTCGATCAGGCCGGAGATGCGTGGCACGCGCTGGGCGTCATCGGCGGCATGAGCCGCGCTTCCATTATTCAACTCGGGATGCGTTACACCGTGATCCTCGACGCGCCCGGCGATCCGGTACAGCTCTTCACCGTGGGCAACGTGAAGAAAGACAGCTTCACCGAGGCATGGGTCGCTCTCGATGATCGTTGCACGCTGATTGAGGTTGACTTCGCCGACGCCGCCCGCAATTACCGCATGGACTTGCCCGTCTCTGTCATGACGGCGGCGGACATCAACAGCGGCTTGCAACCCAAGATCACGCGCACCAAGCTCACCGGATGCACAAGCCGCGACCAAGCCTGGCGCTGGGCTTACTTCCATCTGATGAGCACCAAGCTCACGTTGCGCACTGTGCAATTCAGCGCGCCCGTCGAGGCCGTCTGTTGCTCACTCGGATCGGTGATCGCTATCCAGTCCGATGTTGTGCAATGGGCCGTGGGTGGCCGCGTACAAGCCGGTTCCACCCTCAACACGTTGAGCGTTGACCGCACCGACCTGACCTTTGCGGCGGCCTCTGGGTGGACGGTGAGCGTACAGCATCCCGTGGTGCAACGCGGAACCGCACAGGTGCAATCTGTCTCCGGCCTCAACGTCACCATGACGGCCGCGCTGCCCGCTGGGCGCATTGTCAAGGCCGTTGACGGACCCGGAAATGAGTACATCGTTACCGGCTACTCCGGCTCAACCATCACGCTCTCAGGCAGCACGGGCAGCCTTTCCGCCGGTAAGGTGCTCACGCTCTACGATTGCAACGTGATTGACAACCTCAGTGTCACCGCCGTGGCCGTTACTCCGGGATTTGGCTCGGTGGTTTCCGTCTCGGGGCAGTTCTCCGCCGTGCCCTCGAAAGATAGCGCCTGGGCCTATGGGCAGAGCGCCGGCGCTCAACCCGCCAAGCTCTTCCGCGTGGTGAGCATTAAGAAATCCGGTGAATTCAACTTTGACATCGGGGCCATGGAGTACAACGCCACCATCTACACCGATGTGGTTCCCAACTACGGTGAGATTGTGGGCGTGCCCGATTCGTCGCCGGTGATCACCGACCTCACGTTGGTTGAGCAGTTTCAAAACGGCACTCTCACCGGCTCATCCAACTCGGCGGTGGTCTCCGTTGGCTGGCGCAACAATAACACCGCCGTGGGCGCCCAGGTGCAAGTGCAAGCCTCCGGCGGAACATGGAACACGCTGGGCAACATTCAAGGGCAGAGCTGCACTTTTGTGGGCACCATCGGCACCACGTACAACGTGAGCGCGACCGGCTTCGATTGGCAAGGAAACTTGCTAGGCAACCCGGTTACGGGATTGATTACCGTGCAAGCCTCCACCAATGTGCCCGCCAACGTCACCGGGTTTAGTTGCGCCATCAACGCGAGTGGCTTGCCGGTGCTCACCTGGACCGCCGTCACCGGCGCGGATCACTACGAGATTCGCTACCAGGGCAGCCAGGACTATTACCCGTGGGACACGGCGACCGTGCTGTGGGATGGCACCGGAACAACGTGGACGGATATCACGCTCCGCAACGGCATGTACATGATTGTCGCGGTGCTTTCCGTGGCCGCCGGCGGCCTCATGAGCCTCATTCCGGCGTACATCACGCCGTATCCCGATCCGCCCATTGTCACCATCTCGCAGAGCGCCACCAACACAAGCGGAAGCGGCGGAAGCGCAACGGCAAGCGCCGGAGTCACGGTCAACTCAAACGGTTCTGTCACTACGGCTGCAATCGTGTGGCTCACCATCTCCTGGACGTGGCCCAGCAACTATCCCACGCCTTCCGCCTTCAACGTCGTCGCTTTTACCGGGTCCGATCCCACGGCGGCGGCTAACTACCTTTTCGATATGGTCACGGTCGGGGCTACCACCACGTCCTACACCGTCCCCGTTTGCCCAACCGCCGCAATGAGCATCGTCAACGCGGCTGTAAGGAGTGTGTATGCCTAATTCGCCTTGGACTGAAACAGGAAGCTCGATCAGTTTAGTACCGTCAACCACCACGATTGGCAGCGATCCGGAGAACGTCAACTATCTATCGAATCAGGACAAAATAAACCTGATGGCGCAATACACCGCCGAGTTGGCAATGAAAACCTCTCTCGATACGCTTGCCTCAACGTGGAGCGTGTCTAGCACCTTCTATGACAACGCGGTCGCGGGAATCAGCTCGGGACTCATCACAGCCGGTGCTCCATCGAACTGGGCAACCACCTGGCCGGATGGCACCACAAGCGGCCCGTGGCCCGGCATACAAACATCGCTGGCCAACCTGTGGGCACAGGTGGCAACCCAGCGCACGGCGTTGCAATCGTCTATCTCCTCGGCACAGGCGGCGGCGGCACAGGCGGCGGCGGTATCGGCAGCGGCTACAGATGCAAGCACCAAGATGAATACCGCCATCGCGGACGCCCAAAGCTACGCCAACGGTGCACAAGCCGCTGCTATCAGTGCAGCGGCAACAGCGGCGGCGAATACTTATGCGGCATCAATATCCGCTCCGGTTATGGTTTCCACCCTTCCAATATTGCCTAGTAATAGCTATCCAGTGGGTAAGATCGCTTTACTTACAACAACAGGCGTCCTTTACTACAGTACGGGTAGCTCATGGACACTCGCCGGTGTATCGGGAAGCAGCATCGTCGCCAACAGTATCACAGCGGGACAGATTGCAGCGGGGGCGATTGGAGCAACTCAGATTGCAGCAAACTCGATTACGGCGGGTAATCTTGTGGTTGCAAATTTCGATAACCTGATTCCAAACCCAAACAGTGAGCAAGCCGCACCCGCAGGGGGCTGGCCCACTGGTGCATGGGAGGGGATAAATGTAACCACTGCAACGTCCAATGACGGTACAAGGTGCCGATACATATCTAACAACCACGCGGTTGCTTGGGTCAAGATTACGCCTTTGATTCCATGCTCCGCTGGAGATTCTTTCTATTTTGAGGGGTGGGCCAAACGAGATAATTCACAGGTATCAGCGGCCAATGTGGCCTACGTTCAATTCTACGATTATGCGGGGGTTGCGACGGGCGCATTTGCTACACCCGGAACCACAGCCACCTGGGCTAAGCTATCAGTGGCAGCCGTTGCCCCGCCCGGATCATCCTATACACAAATCATTCTCGAAAATGATGACACCGGGTCAGCCGGATCAACATACTGGGATACGTTATATTTTCGCCGCATGGCAGACGCCAACTTGATCGTTGACGGCACTATCACCACTCAAAAGATTGCAGCGGGACAAATTACCACTACGCTCCTTGCAGCAAACGTGGTCACAGCGGCCAACATTCAAGCGGGTGCAATCACCGCAAACAAGCTGGCAATTACACCAATCGGGTCAACTATCAATTATGACCCGGCTCTCTCAGACCCAACGGCTTGGACGTCGGCTAATGTTACTTTCTCCGGTGGTCCTGCCAACGCCAGCGGAGCCGTGGGAAATCCTTATGTTTCCAGCACCATTCAAGATGGATATGCTCAAAGTGTACAAGCATACCCGATTGACCCCACTAAGGTTTATAAACTGAGCGCCAATCTGTTTGCTGGAGCGGGAAATAACCGTTTCATGCTTATTTATGTACAGTTCCATGACGTGACAGGTGCAAGCATCGCCGGGTATTGGAGCAATGGCAGTGCAAGCACAGGTTATGCGGTGTACATTGGTCCCACGGCTTCAAACAATGCGTTTGCCCGGTATGGCTCACAGTTTGGAGCGGGCACAGCTCTCCCGATTCCTTCAAATGCTGCAACGTGCAACATCGGGATATGGTTCCAATTCAGTCAATCAGGCTCCACGTCAATTGGGCAGGCTGCTCAAGACCTACGCCTTGAGACGGTGGTAGATGCTTCTCTCATAGTTGACGGCACTATAACGGCCGCCAAGATCGCAGCTGGGGCCATAACAGCAAGCATGATTACCACCGGCACGCTCAACGCCACCAACGTAGCGGTTACCAACCTCAACGCAAGCAACATCACCACGGGCACGCTCAGCGCAAACATGGTGCTCTTTCCGGACGGCACAGAGTTGAGCACAGCCAACCGCGTTGTGACGATGTTTAAGCAGCCATCATCTGACAACATTGCTGTGGGATCAGGTACCGCATTGATTCCAGGGTTGAGCTGGCCGGTAACTGTGCATTCGGGAGCCGATGTATTCAACTTTTTCGGAGCGCTCACCGCAGAGCAGACATCTGGAACAACCAATAGCCCTGTGAATGTCTATTTTTATGTGGATGGGGTTTTTGCTGGGCTCTACCCGTGCGTCCCACGGTTCCCATCTCTCAACACCTGGTATGTCTTTCCGATTGCCGCCACCGTCACAGGATTGACCACGGGGGCGCATACCATCGCGATCTACGCAAACAATAATGGGTATCCCTTCACCGTGAAAGCGGAAACGCGGGTCACCTGTCAGCAAATCTACTAATGGTAGATCACGCCGAGAACAGGGGCCTGGCAGCCAGACGCCAGATACACATCCGGGGCCTTGCAGACGGGCAAGAACAGGTTGTGAATCGCAAAGGGAGCCGCGATCGATATATCCGCCGCCGTCATCGCATAAGCCAATTTGCGGTGACGGTGAGCGGACAGCCTCCGCGCCACCCAGTATTGTGCGTAGACCATTCCGCCGGAGTAGAGGGCCATCACCGGCGGATGGTTGGCGATCCATCCCGGTAACGTGCCCTCTTTGTTGCCCGCCGATTCCGCCCAATGCGTTGAGTAGACATCCAGGCCCCGCGCCGCCGCGTCGGTGGCTAGCAGTGCCCATTCTGCGCGGTCAAGGCGCGGTGTAGGGGATTCAGGCAAAGACTGCGCATAGCCAACATTGGCAAATACCAAGACGAATGCGAAAAGAATCCCCTTCATCGTTCACCTCAAAGGTCGGAGCTTAACTCGTTACCGGCTGGATGTCGAGTGACAGCCGCCACTACTCCCAAAATGGCCTGTTTTTCGTGATCCGCGCCACACTCACCGTAGAGAGGGTGAGCGATGCAACTGAGTGCGACCGGGCTTGCGCTGTTGAAACAATCCGAGGGTTTCCGTGGCAGCCGATACCTTGACGTTGCCGGCATTCCCACCATCGGCTACGGTCACCGCCTGTTGCCCGGTGAAAGCTATCCCAATGGAATCACTGAGGCGGAAGCCACGGTGATACTGAGCCGCGACGTGGCCATCTCCGAGGGCGCTGTTGCGCGCATGGCGCGGGTCACGCTCACACAAGGGCAGTTCGATGCGTTGGTTGATTTCGTGTTCAACCTGGGCCAGGGTCGGCTGGCCGGCTCCACGCTGCTCAAAGACTTGAACGCGGGGCAATCGGATGCGGCTGCCCTCCAACTCTTGCAATGGGACCACGCCGGCGCAAAAGAGTGTGCGGCGCTCAAGACACGCCGCGCGGCGGAGTACCAACTTTGGACCGGGCACGCGCCGGCAAAATAACAACCTCAACCATCAACCGGCCAACAGGCCAAAGGAAGGTTATTCGCATGGGCAATGTTTTTGAGACTATCGGGCACGATGTCAAGGTCGGTGCCGAGGATGTGGGCAAGGGCGTCGAGAAGGCCGTCGAGTTTGCCATCGTTCACCCCATCGAGTTCTGTGTCAAGGCCGAAGCGGTGATTGCCTCTGCGGTCAAGGATTCGCCGGAAGTCAAGACGGCCGTGCTGGGCCTGGTGAAACAGGCCACCGGCGTGATTGGCGACGTTGCCACGGCCACGGCAGAAAAGGGCATCAACCTTGCCGACGACGCCAAAGCCCTCGCGGACGCCGAGGCATTCTTCAACTACTTCAAGAGCACGTTCATTCCGCTCGTGGAGTCCCTGTACGCCGAAGTCAAGACGGACGTTCAGTAAGTTCGCATCATTCACAACCCAAAGGCTCCGCTAACTCGCGGGGCCTTTGCATTTGTAGGCATAGTGAAGTTAGGGAGACGCCCGTGTCGCAAACTGAGTCAACAGCAATCCACGAACTAACTGAGGAAGTGCGGGGCCTCCGCACTGACTTGCGCGTGTTTTACACCAAGCTCTTTGGAGATGAAACCGGAGAGAACGCGCAAGGCCGCATTCCACGCATCGAAGCCACCCAGGCAAACCATGAACGCCGCATTCTTCGCATTGAGCGGTTCACGTGGATCGGCGCGGGCGCGGTGATGATCCTCGCATTCGCGGGCAAAGCAGTTGAGTTTATTTATCACATCGTTGGAATCGTGAGGCACTGATGGCCACCGTACCTGTAAGCACCCAGCGCAAGATTGTGGAGCTGGCCGGCAAAGGACTCTCCAACCGCGCCATCGGCCTAAAACTCAACCTGCACAATACCACCGTCATGCGCTACCGCCAGAGCGGCGTGCATGAGCCTATGACCGATCCGGTTGACGTGGACGCGGAGATTCGCAAGCACCTCCGTCGCGCCCCTGTCACCGTGGCCGATCTGGCCGGAATGATGGGAATCACCGCCGGCACAGTCAAGCGGACCATCGGCCAGATGAAAGAGCGCGGCGTGTTGATTGCGGAACATCCGGGCGGCATCTTCGAGATGGCCTCCACAGTGAACCTCGCGCCGGGCCGCTTTGAACTCAAGTCCAAGCCAGGTGAAGAGCAAATCTACGGCGTTACCTCTGACAACCATCTGTGCAGCAAGTACAGCCGTCTCGATGTGCTCAACGCAGCCTATGACCACTTTGAGCGCCGTGGCATTGAGCACGTATTCAACGCCGGCAATTGGATCGATGGTGAGGCCCGGTTCAACAAGACAGAGCTGTTGACTGCGCCCGGCATGGACAATCAGCTTGACTACCTGATTGACAAGTTCCCCGTGCGCAAGGGAATCACCACGCATTTCATTGCCGGCGACGATCACGAGGGCTGGTATGCCCAGCGCGAGGGCATTGAGATTGGCCGCTATCTGGAGAACCGCGCCAAGGATGCCGGCCGCACCGATCTGCATTACCTGGGTTACGCGGAGTCCGACGTTTCTCTGCGATGCGGCTCCGGGGCCGCTGTGGCCCGCGTGGTGCATCCCGGCGGGGGTTCGGCCTATGCCACTAGCTACACGGCACAGAAGCTCGTGGAGAGCTATCAGGGAGGCGAGAAACCGCAAGTCCTTATCATTGGCCACTACCACAAGTTTGAGTACGGCTTCCCGCGCGAGGTGCATTCCGTACAGGCCGGATGCACGGAAGATCAGAGCCTTTTCATGCGCAAGAAAAAGATTGCCGCGCACGTGGGCTTTCTGGAGTTGCGCATCAAGCAAGACTCCGCCGGCGTTATCACGCGCTTTGGCGTCGAATGGTTCCCATTCTTCGACCGTGGCTACTACGAGCGACGGTACAAGTAGAGTCTTCATGTTGTTTCGTACGATACAAAACCAAAGAAGGGGAGAGCATGAGTCAAGCTGTGCTTGAGAGCACCTTAACGCAATACCAATTCCTCAACGCCAAGTTCCTTGAGGCGATGAATGAGATTGGCAAGTATGGGAATGAGAAGTACGGGAAGGATAGTTTCCACCAACGCGCCCTGGCTGGAGACAAATCGCGCGGGAGCCTGGATCGTGCAAAGCCGGAAGTGATTGCCAGACACGCCGCCGATCACTTCGCGGATGGTAACGCCGGCATTCTTCACGATCACTTCCACACACGCACACATCAATATGCCGCGTCTGCCTTCAACGCCATGATGGAGTTCTACTTTGCCGGCCTGGAAGACGAGTCTACCTAGAGCGCGCCGCCGCCGATGCAGAGACAGCGCGCCCGTTCGGTTACACCTGCGGCTGTTGAGCGGTGTAGTGCTGTGCCGTCTCCGGCGTGATGTGGCCCGCAAGGCGCGGGTCGCGCTTAACAAAGCATGAATTCAAGAGGTCGGTCAGGCGGCGCAACTCCAGCCGTTGGCCGGCCTCTTCTATGCTCTGCTCATCAAATTCCTGGGATCGAAGGAACTTTTTCAGCACTACCGCAAACATGATTGCGTCGTCGCCGCGAACGAATACACCTGGCCAGTCTTCCCCAAAGCGTACCGGGCCGGTTTCGATGCGTTCGTCGTTCAAAGGAAATTCCACTGTCTTGCGTCTCAT